GGTTCTGGCTCTGCTCTGGCTCTGGCTCTGGCTCTGGTTCTGGCTCTGGCTCTTTTTGACAACTATTAGAGTATATTAATCGATTCTCTCCACCCATATAACCATGCTTATAACAATTATAACTAATTATACCAAAGTCACCTTTTACTTCAAATTCAATATCTCCTATATAATGCTGTACACTTTCATCATTTATTGTTTTTGAACTTAAATAAGCAGTTCCACTAGTCACTTCAAATAATGAAGTATTATTTATTACGAACCCGATCGGATGAGAGGATGTTACACCAGTTAATTTATAAATTCCATTGTTTACTCCTATATAATCAGAATTATTATATGCTATACCGTTAAACAGATATGGATTAGCCATAGAAACTATATTATCTTGGTTTTGATGTAAACATTGTACAGAAACACTCTCCGGCTCTGGCTCTGGTTCCGGCTCCGGCTCCGGTTCTGGCTCTGGCTGATTTGTAGGAGCAGTTAATGTAATATTAACCCATACACCAATGGTGTATGGAAAATTAGTTGTTAATAAATTTGTCATGTCTTTCCATTCGGATACTGTAAAATTTCCGGGAGAAGGGGAAGGTATCCCCTGATAATTATTTTTTACACAGTAAGCATCATTTACAATAAAGGAGTGTAAAGTAGTATTGATTAATGTAGCAATAGTATTTTGAATTGTATTTCCTGAATTGATTCCTATTAAATACCAACCATTATAGGTTATTAAATATGACATATATATAATTTTATTTATATTAAAAAATAAAAGTAAACATATAAATTTGTTCTATAATTTTAAATTATATATAATATTATAATCACCTGTTAATTTTTCTAATGTGGACGAACTTGGAAAGGTTGTTCTAAAATAAAACTTAGATATAGGTTCGACATGTGTGTCTATATTATATAATATATTGTAATCACCTGTTAATTTTTCTAAAGTAGATGAACTTGGAAAGGTTGTTCTAAAGTAAAACTTAGATGTAGGATCTTCTGGGGGTATAATTATGTCTAAAATAGGACATCTCAGTTTTGTTTGCCGTTTGCTTCGTGAAGGTATACATTCAATAGGAGTATTTTTATTTTCTTTTATATTTGGACCCGGATTTTTGTATTGTGAACATATCTCTCCATTAATACAATTATTATAAGTATTTAATTTGTTATAATTAATTTGTGAACTTATTTTAGTTTGATATTTTAATCTATGTATACGAGATCTAGAGGAAACGGAACCATTTCTTCCATATTTAGCGTTTGAATATTTTCTAGTAGTTGTTGTGATTTTTTTTATACTAAAACTTATCTCTGTTAAGGATGTTGGCTTTTTTCTATAAATCATGCAATTAGGATCTGATGTACCATTTGGATTTAATATAGGATCTTTAATTTTGCCATTTGTATTTTTATTATATACCATACTTTCCAACTGTCCTATTTTATATTCATTACCTGATACTTTGTTTTCATTCAAAATGCCTTCACTATTTTGTGAATATAACATCCCATTCCTTTGCAAATAATTTTTATATGTAGTTTCATTTATAAATCTTACTCCGGTTTTACCTACTAATCGCGTAGTAATAAGAGATTTGGGGCACTCACATGGATCAACCGTTTCTTTAATAACCTTCACATTTTCCATACAATCAGTTCTACACGTTGATTGTTTTCTATAATGATTATATGGCATCCTAAATGGTGTTGGTTTTTTATTTAGTTCCAATTTTTGCTGTGTTGTCATATTACAATTCAATGTTTCACATGATATTCTATCTACATTTAATGGAAAATTTAATCGGGATGATTTTGTAATAATTTCTGTTCGGGGATTTACTTTTTCAGGTACATATTTTCTATCAAATATTGGAAATAATTTAAATGTTGACATTGATCCTGTAAAATTTTGGGTTTTACAATTACATACATTTTTTGACATATAATATATATAAGTAAATTTATATTATAAGATTATTTTAATAATTGAGGTGGATCATCATTACAGCATACACCACCATTTGGATTAACTGTTGTTTTATGACTTACCGCACCTCTTACTCTTGCCAAAGCACTTGTTTGAGGATAATTGACTTCGGTGTGATTTATATTAAATAGTCCTTTGTATTTTCTTTGATTTGTACACGAAAAATTATTTACTCCACTAGGTGGTCCCATTTGTGCTCTTACAAATGGAACATTCGGACCATTACATCCACTATAATTCGTTTGTGTTCCAATTGGACATTGGGACTGTCCTTTAATTGTGTCTAATTTTAGTCTCTCCAATCTAGTACTGCTATCAACCGAACCCTGTTTATAAAATTTCTTATTGTTCAATCTATCTATAACTTTTCCATTAAGACAATTAGGATCATTTTTGCATTGACCTCCGTAACCGTTAACTTCTTTAGATGATTCATTTTTGGTACAAGCCAAACTCTTTTCTATGGTTGATTTTCTTCTGTTGTTTAACAGTTCTCTAAAAGAATAAGAATATGTATTTCTTTTTTTTGTAACATCAGTTTCATACTGACTTAAACCACTATTTTGTTGCCCAGCAGTATTAGGTTGCATACCACTTCGGATAAGAGGTTTTCTTGTTCTTGTCGTAATACCACTTTGGCTTTTTGTAATGGTACCGTCTAGATTGATATTATTTAATTTTCCAGTAGGGAGACTACCATTTGTATTTGGACAGTTAGTTGCTAAAGTATTAGTGTCTATATCAATCCCACTATAATGATCTTTATAAATTACGGTTGTTGTTTGACATTGTAGTTGGTTGTTACAATTAGTCTCTTTTCTAACAGCCCGGATAGGTTGTCTAATATCAGCTTTATAAACTCTTTTATCTCTTAAATTTTTTTTTTCACAACTATACTTAGGAGCACAATGACCATAAGCCATCATTTTTGACTGTTTATTTGTTGTTAATGTTTCCTTTTTTAAAAAATTAAACATACCATTTTTTTTTTGACTGGTAGTTAAATTATATCCATTACTATTATTAATTAATTTTCCATCTGCAATTTCTGACATTTATATTAGATTTAGAAAAAATAACTTGTTATTTATATGAATAAAATTAATCTATTTATCATTCTTATATCTTCTATAATATTTAGTTTATTAACAAGAGTTGTAGAAGGAGCATGTAATTATAATTTTAATATTAATACGTCAAAAGGTAAAGAACAGCAAAAATTATTTTGTAATAATTCAATGATCGGTACAACAAAATTAAGACAATCTGAATTTAAAAATAAAATTAATAGTCTATCAAGTTTAGTAAATACAACTGAATCGCAAATAATGAATAATCAAAAACTTATTATTCAAAACACAAGAAACAATAATGCATTAAAAGCTGTTTCAGATCCAAATGCTGATGAAGATACTGAAGAAGCCTGTAAACAATACCCCATCGCATGTTAATCCAGAAGCATGTTAATTTTTATATAATTATAATATAATGAAGACTATCATTATATTATTAAACTTTTTATTGATTTCTCTTATTTTATATAGTTTCTTAAATTCGAGAGTTGTTGAATATTTTTCTGGATGCCCTGTTGGACAAAATAATGCTGTTACCAGACAATCTTCTCAATTAAGTCGTAACGAATCGCAATTAAATTCATTATTAGGCAAATATATGTCATTAAAAATGACATCTACTATGCAAAATGCAATGATTAAGGCAAACGGACAACAAGCCAAAAATTTAACAGATGACGTAATGAAGGAAAAGGATGAAATAATATCCGAACTAGGTAAGCTCGATAAAAATTTCGGCGGTGGTGGAAAAGATAAAGATTTTCCAAATTTAAATAAATTAGGAGAAATTATGTCAAGTAGTCCTGATATTTCAACCTAAAAGTAGGTTATTATCATCATTTATAGTATCTGGTTCTATATCATCAATAATAATGTTTAACGGATTGTTATACATTGCCACACCGGTATCTAATCTTTCATTTATAATTATTATACTAGTATTGTGTTTTTTTATAAGTTCAAAATTTAGTTTATAACTGAATACTTCATATAGACATATGGTTATTAATGCAATTTCGTACATGTTGTATGAACCCATTCCTAACATGAATAACCAAAAACAATTATAATAGAGAAATGTGATAGATATATTATATATCATTAAATAACTTAATTCTTTTTTATTTTTAACATATAAACAACATCTTAAAATATAAATTAACATAAATATAAGATTGTGTATATATATTGAAAAATTTAAGTAAAAAAGATTTTGATAAAAAATATTATTTTTCACGATTTCAAATAATCTATTATTATACGGAAATATTTTTACCAAACTATAATCATTAATAAATACATCAATAATATATATAAAAAAATTCAACAAAAATGAAACACATAATTCGAAATAAAAAAGTTTCTCGGAAATATTAAATATATCAAAAATTCTTTGGTTTTCGATTTCATCATTATTCAAAATAATATAATTTTCATTACATTCCATGCATTTATAAAATCCTCGAGCACTTATTGATTGATATCTCCATGTTTCAAGACAAGATTTATGAACATATTTAGAAGTTCCTTTACATCTACATGGTGATATTAATAAATCTATATTTTCTTCATCTTCTAAACAAATCCGACATTGTAAATTTTCTTGATTTATTTCATTATTATTCATATTAAATAAATATATATATATATATATTTAATGGCAGGCTTTTTTGACAAAATAAGTTCAGGGGTTGGAAATTTAGAAAAGAAATTTTTAGGTCCGACATATAATTATGCCAAACAAATTAAAACACCCAATGAGATAGGAATGACTAGTGAGGGTACGATGAGTGCATTAGGAGCAGATGTACAAGGATTAATTGCTTTTACAGAAATTTTAGTTTCAGGGGGGGGAGATGCAAGTCGGGTAAAAGGACCTTTAGGAAATAGATTTTATTTGAAAACGGGGGGACAATGTACTGCACCAGATGGTAATAAAGTGGATAGATATGTTTATATGCATAATAAAGCAACTGGATCTATTCCTTTTATTTCGGATGCTACGGGTGCAAGTTTTCCTGAATTTAGAGGATTAATTCCTAGTAGTATAGAAAATGTGGGTGCTATTAATCCTGTTGCTATTTTTGGAGGATTTATGCAAGGTGCAAATCCTCCATGTAGGAAATTAGATATTAAAGATGACAATGGTGTAACAGGAGTATATGTAGCAGATGATGATATTGCTAATATAGATCCTTGTGTATTTGGAGGAAAAAATCCGGTATCGGGTAAAAAAAGATCAGGGTGTGCAAAAGATGGATTTTCAAATATGAATGAAACATTTATAGAGTTAAAAGAATTAATGGAAGGTGGTAAATTAAGTAAAAATAAAGCCGCAAATTTATATAATTTGGGATTTGGAGCATTATTGATCTATTTACTTTATAATCTTATGAAAAAACATAATTAAATAACTATGACTGCAAGTAAATAGAATATAGTTCCTAAAATTATATGCATCCATTTTGTTAACTTTTGATTAAGTCCTAAATAATTAAGCAATTCATTATGAGGAGAACCATCACTAGGATTATACATACCCCAAAATATAGCAGCACATATTAATAATGCCGATACAATAATTCTTAACATATAAGTGTATATTAAGAATTAAAATAAATATTTTTAACGTCTAGATCTACGTCTTCTACGTCTAGATCTACGTCTACCCCCTTTTAACTTGCTACCTCCTTTCATTTTATTAGATCTGCGTCTTGATCTGCGTCTTGATCTGCGTCTTGATCTGCGTCTTGATCTGCGTCTTGATCTGCGTCTTGATCTGCGTCTTGATCTGCGTCTTCGTCCTCCTTGTTGCATGGTTGACATTGTTGGCATTGTTGGCATTTGTGGTCTTGTTGGCATTGTTGGCATTGTTGGCATTTGTGGTCTTGTTGGCATTTGTGGTCTTGTTGGCTGGCCTGCTTTCGCATTGTATGCATTTGTTAATGCATTCCATCCTTGTTTGGTTTTTACAATACCGGATTTGGCAGTTTCAACACCGGCGTTAACAGCAGCAGCATTTTCAGATGCACCGCGTTTAAATTTATCCATAAATGATTCTTGCATATATATATTTGATAGAAAATATATATATATATTTAAATAATTATCGTTTTCTTCTGCGAGAACGACGTCTGGATTTTCTACGTCTGGATTTTCTACGTCTGGATTTTCTACGTCTGGATTTTCTACGTCTGGATTTTCTACGTCTTCCTCCAGTTTGTCTCTTTCTGCGAGATTTTCTTTTCTTTCTAAGTTTGCGACTTCCCCCCTTAAGTTTACCTACAAGAGTTTCTAAAGTAGAACTGGCATTTTTCAATAAATTCATAGCTTCATTGGCGGTTGCTGTATTTTCCATTATATAGTATATAGAGATTTATTTATTTTTGAGAACTTTTATTAAAAAGTTCTAAAAAGTTCTAAAAAGTTCTAAAAAGTTCTAAAAAGTTCTTTTTTTTTGTGAATAAATTGTATAATTTTAGCATTTAAAATTTAAATCTTTTGTATAACTCTAACGCGGCTAATCCTCCTAAAACTTGTGCTACAACATATGGCGCTAATTCTTTCATTGAATGTTTACCGGCCATTGACAACATAACAGACACAGCAGGGTTGAAGTGACCTCCAGAGTGTTTACCAATAACCATAATAGCAACCGTTAACGCTAAACCAATTGCAACAGCATCACCTGTTGCCAAAATTACATAAAGAAAGAACATTGTTCCTAAAAATTCTGCTAAAAGTTTCTTAATCATTATAATTTAAGAAAAGATAATTTATAATGATTTTTATGTTTAAATTTCGTTTATTGTTTTGAGACATTAACTGTAAATCTTTCAAATATTGGTTTAAAGTAAATAACATCACTAGCATCACCACCAACACCTGCCTGTGCCACCTTATTATTTTCATGACCAAATAGTTGAGCACGCTTGCCACGTGTATATCCATCTCGACCATTCTCAACGTGAGAATTATATCCTCTAAAGGTTCTTTCAAATTTATCAGTAGATGCAGAATTTCCTACTTTATTTGATTTAGTTCTAATTTGAATTTTTCTACGTCTTGCCAATTCACTATCGAATTGGGTAGTTGGTCCGGGTTTTGCTGTCCCGCTATTTTGGATATAATTACAGTTGGTTTCGCTTTGACCAAACTCAACAGATGCATTGCGAGCAGTACCTCTGAATGTTTGTCCTTTTTTACATACCGGTGCAGATGCATCGGGCACTAATCTAAATGAGTTTATCCATGATTGTAAATTTGTCATTATATAATATACTTTAATATAAAAAAAATAAATAATATTATCCAAATGTTGCTTCAGAGTCATATTTGATATATAAAAATCCATCTTCATCCTTATGCTTCTCATAAATTTCGCCTAAAATATTTGAAACCGGTAAAATACGTTCATTTATAAATAAATATATTGCTTCTTCGGGGGCAATCTTTATTCGTTTTCTAATTACGTAAACAAGGTTCCCCAGCGATAAATCATTTGGACATAAATATTTTGACCGATCTATTTCTGGAACTTTTGTTGTTAAACGTTCACAAATAATAGGTATTCGCTCTGGATATTTTGCTATAATAGATGTCGATTCGTCGAGCCTTTTTTCAAAACTATGTGTAAATTTGAAATTTTTTTTAATTATTTTATTATTTTCTTGATTTTTATAATAATTTTTAACGCTATTCATCCAATTCATATGTATATAATATATTTACTAAAATTTTAAATATATTATTTCAATAAATTAACGTTTTCTAGTTCTTCGGCGGGATTTTTTGTTTAATTTTCTTTTTCTTAAAAAGGTCTTTTCCTCTTTTTTTTTTGTGACCTTTTTCTTAAAAAGGTCTTTCTTCTTTTCTTTCTTTTTTGTGTTTTTCTTTTTTGTGAACTTTTTTTAAAAGTTCTTTGTGATCTTTTTCTTAAAAAGGTCTTTTTTCT